CCGTTACTAATGTTCACACCGCTAGAACCTGCTGCTAGGTCAATGGCTCCTGTGCCTTTGCTTTGGAATACTTGGCTGATGTTGGTGTCGGAGCCGTTTACGCCAAGAGTAACGCCGTTACCAGTAATAGCACCTGTTAGTTGAAAACGGTTTACAACGCTACCTGTATGCGTAACGTCAAGATGACGAGAGTTTGAGTTGGCAGAGTTTGTGTAAAGGGAAAGAGTGCCAGTTGATTTTGCTGATAATGCCAAACCAATGCTTGCATCCGAACCAGCAGAAACAACAGATGGCGCGTTGTTAGTGATGTTGCCTGTTACTTGAACATAGTTGACTGCGGAGGCTGTGTGAGTTGCTACTAATTGAGTCTGCGCACCAGCGTTGGTTCCTAAAATAATTGATCCTGTGCCTCTGCTTCTTAAGCCTAAGTTAACTGCAGAACTTGCTCCGTTTGCACTAACAGAAACAGTACCAAAAGCAGTTGAAGTACCTGATGCTTCAACCCAGTTAATTGCGCTTGCAGTCGTAACAACACGCAATCCTTCAGCACCAGCAGCACCACCCAAAGATGTCTGACCAGTAGCAGTCAACGTAGTAAACGTACCAGCAGCAGGGGTTGTTCCACCTATTACTGTGTTGTCAATCGTGCCGCCAGTTTGTGCAAGCGTTGTTCCGTTATATGTCAATAAAGGAACACCACCTAATACACCTGCATTGTTATATTGGATTTGGGTGTTTGTGCCGCCAATTGCAGGGGTTGCACCAGTTGGACCAGTTGGGCCAAGTTGGGTATACATCACTTGCGTTGCAGTAAATACAACAGAAGGAACTCTTGGGCTAACAGGAGTTGTGCCAGCAGCAATAGTTTCAAGCGTTACTTGAGTGCTTGTTGTTGACCAAACCAATTCAATAAAGTCACCAGCAGCCAATGACAAAACAAAATTGACTGTGCCAATTACATTGCCATGCACACCGCCATGACTACTAATAACGCTAAACTTACTGTCAGTATCAGCAAGATCACCCGCGCTGCCTGAATCGTTCTTGCGTAACCAAACGTTAGCATCATGGATTTGCGTATCAGCGTTAGTAAACTGAATTGAGAATGTCAGGCTATAAACGCCAGCATTTGCAAACGTCACACGGCTACCAGAAACAACGCTAATACCATTGTTGGATGCGTCATAACTGTTAAGCGTAATTGAATATGGCGTATTTGCAGAAGCAGCAGTTTGGGTTGTTGTATCCCAAAAAGAACCCCAATAACCTAAAGCGCCGCCAGCGCCTGTGCTACCCGTAGGTCCTGTGGGACCAGTAATTGATGCGCCTGTGGGTCCTGTGGGTCCTGCAACAGTAGAAGCAGCACCAGTTGGACCAGTTGGACCAGTTGGTCCTGTAGGAGCGATGTTGATTGTGTTGTAGGCAATAGTCTCAACAATATCGCCAGCGATCAAAGGAGCCGCCAAGGTGATTGATGTGCCATTCGTAGCAACATAATCAGCGCCATTTAACAATACGCCGTTTAAATAAACTTCAAGAAACCCAACGATGTAAGAAACTGTAAAAACAGTTTGACCAGCCGTTGAAGTAAAACTTGTTCGCGTATAGGTAGCGTTTGGAGCAGGAGCGCCTGTTGGTCCTGTCGCACCTGTTGGTCCAGTAAGACCTTGAGCGCCAGTTGGACCTGTGGGACCAGTTGGGCCGGCAACAGTTGATGCAGCACCCGTTGGACCAGTTGCTCCTGTAGGTCCAGTTGGGCCAGCAACAGTTGATGGTGCGCCTGTTGCACCTGTTGGGCCTGTTGGACCGACAGCACCAGTGGGGCCTGTGGGACCAGCAACCGTTGAATCAGCACCAGTGGGGCCAGTAGGACCAGTTGCACCAGTTGGGCCAGTAATACTTAAACCTTGCGAACCTGTAGGGCCTGTCGGACCCGTAGGACCTGTCGGACCCGTAGGCCCAAACATTCCGTGGTCAATGTTGATTTCTTGCCGTGGAGCTGGCGTAACTTCAACAAGGATGTTTTGTTGACCAGTTACGTTTACATCAGTCCCATTTACTGTTACAGCAACTTCATTGACAGCGCCCTTGGTGATTGTCAGTTGTGTTGCCATATTAGTTCACCACGCCATCAGAACGAACGAGGAACAACAAGAAAATGATGCTGTCTTGTGCTGGCGTAGAACCAGCAGAAGGAAATCCAATTTTGATTCGACCACTAAACGCAACAGGGTCTGTCGCCGCAATGTTTAACTCAGGGTCAGATGAAATGATGCCCCATGCTGATTCGTCAATAATCAGGGTAAACAAGCCATTAGCATCATCACGGTTTGTGATTGTCAGCGTAACAGGCGTTGGTTCTGGAACATAATCTGCAATGTCAAAAGTCAAACCATAGCGCGTGTCATTAAGATTTGAAATTTGACGACGAATGATCTGCGCGTTGATGGTCGCGCCAGTAAGGTCAACAGGAACACCGTCTGTTGCCATTGTTAGATTCCAGAAAGTTTTTTGGTTATAAACCAACTCTCCAGAAATAATTGGATTGTCAAAACCGCTAACTTGTGTCAGCGTATTCTTTGAAAAGAGAGCCATAGCATTCCCTGTACTCAGTTGGAAACCGTGTTACTCACGGGCTAATGGTGTCATGTCTTGTTGTTATTTTAACCACTTACATAAATACAAGCAACCTGAATCACTTGATTTGGTGATGTAAATGTAGCAGCCTCACGCGCCTTGGCAACGGTATAGGTATGCAATACATCATCGGTTTGTTTCATGCCCTTGCCAGCCATGCTGCTGGTGCAAATAAAGTCACCAATTGCAATATCTCCGCCTTCACCGCAAACGTTAATTTGGCCTTCGCCCACGGCGTTGATTGGCATGAAATCATACTCGTCGCAAGCCGTGTAATAACTTGGTTTCATGGTAACCACGGTTTTGCCATCAACTTCCTCAATGCTTTCAATAAAAGCCGATGGTCGCTGTTCTGTCAAAGAACTTGGCAAAGCACAAACTACGCCAAGCGCGCCTTGTTGATTGGCTGACGTAGAACTTGCAACCAATGCAATCGCTGAAGAAACGCCATTTTTGGCAATGATTTCTTGGTCAACAACAATATCGCCAACTTCAAAGGTTGAACCAATTGGAACTAACGAATCGTGAGTGCCTGTGAACGGACCGTAGTTAGTACCAGCGCCGTCAGCATAGAAGTCATAACCATTGGCTGCGCCTACTAGACCTGATGTGGTTGTAGATGCTCTGTAATTAGCACCACGAATACCATGAGCATTACCGCCACCTGAACCAATTGCACTAATAGCACCAATAAAACCTTCAATGTTTCCATAACTGTAAGCAGATAAAGGATTTGTGGATGTGTAATATTGATTAATAAAACTGCCAACACCACCAATTAAGTTGTCAGTCCAAACTGTTCCGCTACTATTTACTTCAAACGCATATCCGTTTGGTGTATGCCCTGAGCCTGTTCTAAGCGTATAACCAACAAGCAAACCAGCAATAAGTTTGTTGACGTTAATAGTGTTAGCGGTAATATTTCCACCATCAATAAACGTCACACCACTATTGGTAGTCACGTTTGTAAACGTCACCAATCCATCAAGGTTTTGCCAGTTAAATGGCGAACTCAAGGTAACTGTCTGTGCGCCGCCATAAGTGGCTTCAGATACTGCATAACGAACAGCCCAGAATTTAGAACCCGCTTGTGTGCTTGGGTTTGTCGATGGGGCTGGCGCTGTAAAAGTTGTTGACCAACCAGAAGTCAGCGTTGTAAAAGTGCCTGTCGTAAAGTTAAAACCAGACGCTGTTGGCGAAGAAGGAGCAGAAGCAGATGCGGTGTCATAGTAAATATAACCACTAGCAGATCGCGCACCCTGAGCGCCAGCACCGCCAGTAGGTCCTGTGCTACCAGTAGGTCCTGTAGGGCCTGTAGGAGCAATTGGAGACCATACAAACAATGAACTAGCGCCACTCAATGATGATTGGCTTGTTTCGTTTCCTACTGTGTAAGCAAACAAATAAGAGTTTGCAGAAAGTATTTGGTTTGTAAATGTATAAGTGCTGCTTGGCGTGTATGGCGTTGCATTTGATGCGTATGCAGTCGTTAACAATTTCCAATCAGAAGGCGTTGGGACTGCCGCTGTTGTGTAATACAAACTAATCGTAGTCACACGACCAGTAGCAGGAATTCCAACAGCCACAGAAAAGTTTGGCACTGTTGCAGTTGGATAGCCTGTAACACTTGGGAAAGTTAAAGCAGAGAAATAACTTGGTGATGGTGTGCCGCTGTTTGCTACTGGCGAAAATTGCGTAATGTCTTGATTGTCATACACCTGTGCGTTGTACTCTGACATATCAAGACGCGCACCAAGCGTTCCATCGCCCAATGAAACCTCATTTACGCGCATTACACGGAACAATTTATTTGTCCATCCATAACCAGAGTTGGTCACAGAAACAACATCACCAGCATCAACCTGAATGCCGTAATAAGTTGTGCTAAATGAAACAATTAAATCTTCACGGGCTTGCTCAAGAATTCTGTTTGCAAGGTAATGCGCTTGAACGCTGTTATTAACCAAGTCAAAGTTAAGACTTGCCTTGTTGACAGGTTCGTTTGGATAAAGCAAACCAGAAGGCGTTTCAATGTTTACAAATGCAGGCTGATCTTTGTTTTGTGAATTTGGGAACTTTGCCTCAACAGCATTGATTGAACTTGTAATGTCCGTAGCACTTACGCGAACTTCACCAATAATGTTGTTGTCATTAAAAGTGTAAGCAGTTGATTCTGCTTTGTTGATAATGATTGACCATTTACCAGTTGGAGGACTGTAGGCCATCCAACTATCGCAAGCGGTCAAAATCGTATCAATATTGCTTAGAACACTTTGACCAGCATTGATAACGCCGTTAATCTTGTAGCGTCTTTGAGTTGCAGGGTTGCCATCGTAATCAGTAAACGTGATTAGTTCATCAGAATATGTATTGAGCGCATCACGGGTTGTTGTATCCACATAAGCGGAATCAATAGCACCACCGTAATGAATATTGGTCATGTAGTCATACCAAACATCACCGGGTCGAGCGCGATCTAAACCAGATGAATTTTGAGAAGCATGGAAAGTAACTGGTTGCATTGAAGTCGTTTGCGCTTCACGGCTGTAAATCAACTTCACAATGGCAAACGCTGTGCCATTCATTTGACGACCAGTTGAAGGCCATTGCTGTCCTGTTGGCAAGTCGTAACCGCCCGGTGGCGTTGCTCCCATTACAGAACTTGGCGCATACCAATTAACTGGCGTAATGACACCCGTAGCAGAACTGGTATATAAACCAATCCACAAATAGCCGTTGATCGTTGTATCCACGTTTCCAGCGGCATCTGTAAGGCTTACAACTTTGGCTTGGTCTGTTCCATCAAAGGTGATTTTTCGATCACCAAAATACATATTAGTTGTGTCAAACGTAAAGTCCATGTTTGGGCTAATACTGCTAATGCCCAAAACGTAATACATACATTTCTGGTCAGTAGAAAGCACAGCATCAACAAACGTGCCACCCAAATAGGCACTTCCATAAACCATAGGCAAAGCATTGGCAGTGCTTGGAGGGACTTGCTGGCGCGTACCCTGATCGGTTTGGCTTGGAGGCTTTTCACCAAATGCACGATTTACTTGAACTGAAATGGCATAGTTAACAGCAAACGCTGCCGCATAAGATGCAAATCCTGTTACTCCAAGATATTCGCCAACTACTGCTGCTTCAACCATTATTTACCCCTAAAGAACTTGGCCTCAATCGCTGAGTATCCACGTTTTGTGAAATCTGTAAAAGTGCTTTTAGCAGTCACCGATGTGAACACTAATTGAACTTTATCTTCCTCAAGCAATTGTGTTGCAGCCTTATCAAAAGCCTTCCACAACCGCCCACTTAAAACGCCCCTAAATTCTGGTTCCACCCACCACATTAGTTGATGCAACTCAGTAACCTTGGGACACCAAATGTTTTGTGTGCGTATCGCAATAAAGCAACCACGCATATTTTTGTCAATCAATATGAACCCACGGCCCATGATGATGCTAAACAACAATTCTTCAATGTGCTTAACATCATGTAATTCTGTATTTCCAAAGAGTTGAATGTTTGGGTTTTCTAGAGCGTATTGCTCAACCATCTCTATCAATCTTGGAATGTTGTATCTTGTCGCTTTGTAAATCATTTAATCGCCGCCAGAAGTCCCAACATTGGAATCATTGTTTGCGGTTGAATCTACCGATGCTTGTGTTTGTGTCTTTGGAGGAGCACCAAAATCAAAATAGGTACTTTGAATTTCAGCCACACGATTCATTGAAGTATCACTAGGATAGAACTCTTGCCAACTCTTTTGGTTTGTCTTAATTCCTGAAATTCTGTTTTCAAGGATTCGTCGCATACTAGAACAAGAGATTGAACAAGTTGCAACGCGAGTCCGCATCTGAACGTTGTAATCTTCTGTAATGCTTACGTTGTTAATAATCCCTTGGTAACGTTTAAAGAATTGCGTTGTTGGCGTTGTAATGATCTGGTTGTTTGAATCCAAAAACCCACGCCATACTTCAACAATTGAACCTTTAATAGTTGATGAAAGAATAATCCCAATGTTGTATGGGTTTAATCCTGTCAAAGCAATCGTCATGTCATCACTAGTGGCTTTAATGTCGCGTTGAACATCGCCAACAGTAAGCAATGAACCAAGGTTGCTAAATGTAGTTCCGTCAACAGTTACAGGTCCACCAGCATTGCAATATGTATAAACAGCAGTTGGAGAACCAAGCGGCCCAATAGACAACTTGACAAATTCAGAATGTCGAATTGATGGGCTGTTAAGCGCGGTCATTGTTGTCATACGATGTACTCTCTAAAAACAAATGGGCCATCCCATTGGACATAAGCGCCATTAGTCATTGGATTCAATGTGTATGTTGGGCACGATTCAGCCACAACATAAAAACTTACATTTTTTCCAAGCGTAACTGTTGCGCCTGATGATGGAGTACCAATCAAAGGTCTGTTAATGCTAATAGATGAACCAGCAGAATCAGCCATTACTTTGTAGACATAGCCGCCAACTTGAATAAAGTCACCAGCCTTAAACGTGCCATTAGAAGTAACCGCAAGCGTTTGAGTGTTAGGCGTAGGCGTTCCGTTTAACACACAAGTAGTTGCAGTTCCTTGCATCTTGGTAAACCAATCAAGGTTAGAAGATGAAAACGTGATGTATTCAGGATTTTGACGGTCAGCATTGTCAATTGATTGAACAATATCGCGCACTTGTGGGTAGTACAAAAAGTTATGCGGAGTGATAGTAAACACCCAAGGCACTGCCGTTAGGTATTGCGCCACAGTCATGTATCCAGATCGCGTGACTTGTTGACCAACCATTCTGCGGTTGTTCACCGTCATTGACTGTTGAATGTCAACGATAGATTGAAAAGACATTTTTAAGACCTCCCGCCAACAGCGGCTAATGATTTATTGGCGTATTGGTTAGCAGCCCAAACAGCGGTAGAACTGCTATACAAACGCTCCTCAAAACTCTTTGTATCAATTGCATTAATCGTAAAGTTGTTGACTGTTTGATTGCCGCTGCCTGATTGCAATCGGTTGTTTGGAATGATTGAACCAGAGCCTTGCGGAATAAACAATTCAGGACCACGTTCACCAACCATGTATGCAGTATTTGAATTTACATAACCTCCATTGGCTCTTGCTGGTAATGGGCCAACAAATGAATCTGAACCGGGCGTGTATTTGCTACCAAACAAACTTGGCAACATTGATGAAAAAATTGACGATGCTTGAGCCTTGAGTTGAATGGCAATCAAATCTTGAATGATTGATTTTGCAAGATCATTAAATGAAAGTTTGCCCGTCTTAACAAAATTGTTAATTGCGGATTCCATATTTCCAGTTAAAGATGAAAAAATAGCCTGTGCTTGTTTGGCTGAATTTTCCATGTCTTCAACATATTGATTGAATGCTTTGTTCCATCCAAATTCAAAAGTGCTTTGCGCGGCAATTTGTGATTGAACTTCTTTGCGAGAAAGTTCCTCATATTCTTTGCCAAGTTCTTTAACTTTTTCCGCTTGCCGATCAAGTTCAGCAATAACGGCATTCATTTTGTTTTTGCTTGTTGAATGCGCTGCTGCTTCTTCACGTTTCTTTTGAATCTCATCAAGTTTTTTATCTGTATCGTCTGCAACTTTATTGACTGCTTCTTGAATCTTACGTTCATTGTCAGTCATTGCAGCCATTTCACCTTGCGTTTTTAAATTTGCAAGATTGAAATCTAAATGACGTTTATATTCTTTTGAAATAAGTTCAGCCATCTTGACCATTTGGGCAAGTTTTTCTGCTTGTGAACTTAAATCAACTTTACGAACTGGACCAGTTTGAGGAACCGCCCTATCCAATCGTCTTGGGTCATCTGGATTACGAACACCAGCGCCCATTACTCTAGATTGAAAAAAGTCTAGGCGCTGACGCTCCAAATCCATTCTTTGCGAATATTCTTGATTTAATTTTCTAGCAGCATCAAGACCTTCTTTTGCCAAAACTTTTGCAACATCAACAGCGTGTGTCATGTCAGATGCAATGCCTTTAAAGACAAAAGCAACATCAGAACCAACAACAACAAGTGTTTGCATTACCGTTTTAACGGCATTAAATGTTGTATCAGATTTGCCAAATATCTGATCTAGATATTCAACTGTCATCTTTAAAGTAGAACCAATACCAGCGGCAAATTGAGTTTCAAATTCGTGATGCTTTTTGCTCAACATATCCCAAGCACTTGCTGCATCTGAAATTGATTTAGACCATTCAACAGTTAAGTTGTTGCCATTTTTTAATTCTTCATTTAAATTTGTAAGATCAACATTTTTTGCTGATTTACCAAACACTTCAAGACCTTTTGCATAACGAGTTAATGGGTCTTGCATTTTTGCAATACCATCAGCAGTTTTACTAAATAAATCTTGGCTTGATAAAGTAGCCAAATCTTTAAGTGAAATGCCAATTTTTGCAAATGTATCTTGCGCGTCTTGATTTCCTGATGCTGCCTTATCTACAAAGTTCGTAAAAGAACTAAGCATTTTTCCAGCGTTTTCCGCTTCTCCACCTGATTGTTGCAAAGCACTTTGCAACTTCAAGATGGAATCCACAGTCATATCATTGGCTTTGGCAACGTCTGAAAGTTCATCAGAAAATTTCATTGCCGAATAGGTCATGGCAGTAAATGCTGCAGCCCCAGCAGCACCCATTGCTGGAATCTTGTCAGCAAACTTTGCCAATTTTCGATCTGCACTTTCCAAGCCTTGTTGGAATTCAGCAGAATCTAAACCAAGAACAACGCCTAATCGCGCCAGCATTCCCATACATTACCCCTTGAAAAGATTAGTGGGCGCATTTGGAGCCATTTGCATATACTGCATAAGACTTTCGCTTACCTTTGCCGCCTTATCCTTTTCAGGCAATGGTGGGAAAAGGTATTCATACGCCCTTGGAATCATGTCTTGTAGTGTATAGGCGCGTTGATTTTCTGGCCTCATGTAATTGTAAAGTGCGCCCTTCAAACCACCAAGCGTTTCTATCAATCCACGATTACCAATCAAGCCATCTGCATACATTATGCAAATGTCTGTGAAAGTTTCCTCATCAACTGTATCAGGGTCAGTTCCGTGAGCTGTCAAATATGCCTTGACTTGCCTTCGGACTGACCCAGTTATTTTCCCTTTTGTTCCTCATAGTTAGGCGAAACCGTTTTGCCAACCATTTCAACGACTTGCATCTGGATTGCAAACGGGAAAAGTTCCTCAATCATTTCATAAGTGATTGTTGCCATGTCGAAATCTTTTTCTTCTGGCACAAGCAATTTAAACATTTCAGTAATACGATTTTCAGCAATGACTTTATTTTTAGCCGCTTCTTTGATAGAACGACCATCAACAATAATGTCATCATCAAAGAATTCGCACTTTACTTCTGTGCTTGGTTTATCCTTAAATGCCACAAAGTCTTTTGTAAGTTCTTGGTAATATTTATTTACCTTTTCCTCATCTACAACTTTCATGCGCTCTTGCATGATTTCAAATTCAGATGTAAGTGGAACTTTTACTTTGAATGTATGACCACCAAGTTCAAACGTGCGAGTACGCACTTTATCCTTGTTCTTTAAAAAATCTTTACCAAAGGCTGATGCTAGTTTTGTCATAGTTTTATCCTTATTTAGTTTTACGGGCTTGTTTTGCTTTGTATTTCTCAATCGCAGTTTTAATTTGACCAGACAGGTCATTCACGATCACACTAGAGTTACTTTCTAATGCTGGTCGTAAATAGGGTTGTGCTGCAACATTAGCCGTTCCAAATTCCATTGCAATGGCTCTTGCATCACTATTAATTCCTTTTTGTTTTTTCTTTGTTTTTTCATTAAAGAAAGTTCGTCTTGCCAAAATGTTGCCCGGCGCAGTTGTTACCGTTGCAATTGCTACATCGCCTTCATTGATGTATTTAGATGCTTTATCTTTTTTGGTTGGCTTTCGCGCTTCAATACGCAATGATGCTTTTAAAGCACCAGTATCAACAGGAGCATTGGCTTTTGCGGCTTCTAATGCTGGCCTCATAGCCTCACGAACCGCACCAACAAGAATGTTTTTTGAATCTTTAGGACCAAAATCTTGAGCCAATGATTTCATAACTTCTTGCAGTTCTATTGCGCCAACAATTCCAACGCTGAATGTCGTAGCCATTAGTCACCCTTTACGAGTTTCTGGAATACGGCATTATTAAGGCGAACAACGAAATCTGCAATTTCTTCTGGTGTCATCTTGTCCGCATGAACCTTGGCGATCTCATAGGCAAGATGAATTCCCACAATGCGTTGTTGCGGGAATCCAAACCAGTTTTTTTGACCTGAATTTGCCATCGTAACCACATACGAAAGCAAATCATGTGAATTTTGTATTTGTGTTGTCATGTAGAAAAAGCCCCGAAGGGCTTTCCTTAGTCGTTAGACCAACCGTAGGAGTTGCCGCCAACGGGGTGGATTGTAAAGATCATTTTGCTTTCAGCAGATGTAGGGGTATCCCATTGCAAGCCACCAACGCGAGCGTTAAAGGCATAAGCAACAGTGTTAGTACCGTCATACACGGCAACCACATAAGTGCGGATAACTTGACCGCTGTAGCCATCAGAACGGATTTGCAACAATGCTGTATCAGCAGGGTTCCAAGCGGCTGTGATCTGCATTGAGGTCACTTGGTTCTGTGTGGTGATCTTTGCACCAGTACGAGCGCCAGCAATTGAGTAAGTTGCAGAAGCATCATCAGAACCAAATGCAGGGATAACCTCCACAGGAATTTGAACGCCAGCAGTGCCAGTACCACCAGCAGTAGTGCCAACAATATCTTCAACTTGGCCTGTCCATGTGGACAATTGCGCGTCAGTCAAAGCGGTTGGAGTTACATCGTCTTGCATCCACATGGTTGCTACATAACCGGGTAAGACTTTATTAATGAGTGCCATTTTTAGATTCCTTTAAAAGAGATTGGTTCAAAATTCTTGTCTTATGTTGGAATGTCCATTGTGCAATCCAGAATGACTTGGTTTAAACCTAACGTATCGTCGTAGGTGTTATAAAGCCAAACCACTTCTACTTTGGCAACCCAAAAACCATTAGTTGCTGGATTACCAAATGTGCCTGAATAACCGTTTAGTGATTGTATGACTTGATTAGCCAAAATGAAAGTGTCATCCATATCTTTAGCAAATACGGAAACCTGAAATATTGGCCTGTCAATACCTTTGTTGTTTTGCGTCTGACCCGTATAAACAGGTTGATGTACATTACGCAAATTCCATGTCAAAAAGCCTGAACCCTGTGTAGCCCAATTCCTATTAAAGTTGGCGTAAACAGGCTTTGGCGTGACAATGCTTGCCAGTTGGTACTGGATGCACTGTGCGTAGACTGCTGGATTTTGTTGTGTACTCATACTGGTGTTGCAGGGTCGTTACGATAACAAAGCAGCGTTACCTTCATACGATCATTAGATTCACGAATGTCTGTAATTCGCCAATCGTAACCGCGCCAGTTAACCGCATACAAGTTCTGATTGTCCACAATCTGACGAATGTTAGGCGTGTAATTGACCGTGATATTTACAAGGTCCTGATACACACGATAACGCTCAGAAATACGCAAACTATTAGCAACATCAGCCACGCGCCCACGGGTTTCAAACCAAGGCGTTAATGTGGTGGTGTATTGTCCATAAGCATCAATGGCATTCACCACGTTGTTGATGGTCAAGTTTTCGTAACGTGCGATAGACATTACATCACCAATGGTTTGTATGGTCGCAATAAAGCCTGAACCCCAAATGGGATTGACTTTAACTGTACGTCTGTTGTATCAGAACGATTGTTGTAAAGATGCGTCAATAACAACAAAGCCGCCTGTTTAATTACAGGATACTGAGCCAAGAAACTTGCGTTTTGCGTATACGTCACAGAAATTGGGTTAGCAACTTCTTGATTCAACGTATTCGGAATCGTGTTCAAAATTACTCGGTTGCCTGTTGGGTCATACGAATAATTTGATGATGCAATCAATTCTGGAACAGTATTAGAGTTGCCGTAATACTCAACGCGATTAATTGTCACACCTGCTTGACCTAAGTTTGGCCCAGATACTTCTGGTAAATCCAAATACACAGCGGTGTTATACAGCCCAAAATTTGGGTAGTAAACCTTGTACTGCGTAGGATAAACAGCCAAGCCTAAGAAATCTTCAATTGCCATGCGTGTAGCAAGTTCAAGTGAAGTTAAATAGGAATCTTGGCTTTCATCATTAAACAGGTTAAGTTGCTGTGTAATTTCGTCAAGCGTTAACCAGCCAGTTTGAATATCACGACTGATCTGTTCAAACTTGGCGTAGTTATACGGGTTCCGCTGATCGGAATAAAACGGCGCGAGTGTTTGGTTCTCAACAGCCATATTTCACCTATTAAGCGGCGCTTGCACGAACACCAGCGAACGGGTCGCGTACAGTGCTAACCACACGGCGTTCTGCGTACAGGGTCACAAAGCCGGGAGCTGTTTGCTCGTACACCTGAACATCCATTTCCTCAATGTCAGCAACAGTAAGGAAACGGTCCCAGTTTGCCAAATAGATTGGGAAATCAGTAGACAGGTAAGAATTAGGAATAACAGGCCAACCAAAGATTGAACCAACTGCGCCGCCTTCACCGGGTTCGCCCAACTCCAAGAACAATGGCAAGCCTTGGCTGTCTTTCAATTGACGCAAGGTTTGAATCATTGCGGGAGACATGTGCCAAGCCGTTGTAGGCAATGCCCAATATTGGGCCGGCAATGCGTTAGCAATGTTGGTGATCTTGTTGTAGGTTGGTGTAACACCGCCCAAAGACACAGTGGCAAGCGTGTGGATGCCGTTTGTGATTGCTGTACCGCTTGTGCCGTAAGCAGCAGAAGCACCGCTTGTGTACGAATCCAAACCGCGCAAGCCGTATGTGCCACCAGTTGTGGTGGTTGTAGAACCTGCTTGGTCGTTGTTAGTAGCCATTGAAGCGCCTTCTTGTTGGCTAAATTCCAAAGCCAAGTCGGTCATCAATGTTTCTTGCAAGCCGTTAATATCATCCAATGCGGCAATACGAACGGGCAATTGAGCGTTGATAATGCGTGTAGGCATCACCCAGAATGATGTAGCCGTATCTGGTGAACCAGTGTTAGGCGTAGCGTTAGGGTTCCAAGGGTTTGCGCCTGTTGCGTTACCTGTTTTGGCAACAAACTGAACTGCAGAACTGTTTGGAGTTTTGATGTTGCGTGAACCCATGCGGAAAGGGTTGGCATAACGCAATGCAGCAAAAGCATCATCAAAATAAGTGCGACCACCAATATCAAGACCAGAGCCAGTAAGCGTTGAGGCTTCGCGCAGGTCAATTGTTACTTTGCCGCCTTCATTGATGGCTTTCTTAATGCCGTCTAAGATTTTTTGGTTTGCACTCATTTAAATAATTCCTTGTGAAAAACAAAAAGAGGGGGGAATAAATCCCCCCATCTTTATCAAGCGCCAGTGGCAGTTGAACGGTAACGGATGATGCTGAATGGGTCAACAACAGACGTTGCCAGACGTTTTTCACCGTAGAAGGTGATAAAGCCGGGGGCTGTCTGTTCGTAGCGGCGCAACACCATGCTCAAGCGATCAACGATGGTGTGACCACGTTGGAAATCGCCGAAATACATTGGGTATTGGCTGTTAGTACCAGCAGAACCACCAGCAGCAGTTGGGCTTTCCAAGTAGGAGTTAACCACAACGTCAAAGCCAAGCAACTTGCCAACGATACCGTCATACACCAGTGGAGACAGACGTTCAAACACAGGTGTGCCGTTGTCGTCAACCAAACCGCGGATGCCAGCCAACATAGTTGGGTTGATGATGAACTTATTACCAGCAGACCAGTATTGTTGTGGCAGTGCGTGGATAAAGTTAATCAAGTCAGCAAACTTAACGTTGTTGGCAGTGCCAAAACCGTTGGTTGTGATCTGGTCGTAAGTGGCAATGCTGTGCAAACCGTCAGTAGAAGCAGTACCGCTAGAACCGAAAGCCGCTGTGCTGATAGTGCCGCCAGTGTAGGTGCTGTTAGCGCCGCCGTATTGGTTCAAACCACGCAAACCGTTCGTAGCACCGTAAGCGGTGGTTGTAGAACCAGATTGGTCGTTGTTCAAGATCATGCTCAAGCCTTCTTGTTGGCTGAATTCTTGGAGCATATCGTCAACAACGTTGGCTTCCAAACCGTCAATGTCGTCAAGTGCGGCAGTACGGATAGGGAATTGAACGTTAATGTCTTGCATATTCAATTGCCAAATGCTCGTTGCTTCAGTAGTAGCAGAGCCGTTGTTTTGAATTGCATAGCCCCATTGAGCGCCAGCATCGCCTGTCTTGGCACGGAACTGATAGGTAGAACCATCAGTAGCCACGTTGCGTGACACACCGCGCATTGGGTTCATCAAACGCAGTTTGTGGAACACAGGGTCATAAGCGGTGCGACCGCCGATGCCAGCGCCTGAACCTGTCAAAGTCGATGCTTCGGTCAGGTATGCAGCGTGTTGGTCTTCGGATTCCCACAACTTCAACTCAGTGTGCAACTTGTTGCCACCTTGTTTAGCGAACTGAGCCAATTGTTCTTTCACACGGCGGTTCACATCACCGCGAACGGTTTTGTGGGGTGCGCGAATGAACTCAGGCACTTGGATAGCAGCAACTTTGGCTTCCAGAGCAGCAAACTTTTCATTGATTTCGCTTTTAGCGGCTTCAACAGTAGTTGCAACTTCGGTCTTTACTTCGTCGATTTTCGACAGGTTGGCGGCTTCAATAGCGTCAACTTTTTCGAGGATTTTTTCAACTGACATTTTGATTTCCTTATTTAAGGCGTTTGGTGAGTGCCTTTTCCAAATCACGCATCTCAAGGGCCTTGAGCAGTGCTTCGGTTTCGGCTTCGTTTACCACCGCATCAGGTTCACCCTGAGTTGGGGTTACTTCAACTTTTACGGCTGCATCACGCTCTGCCATTACTCGTTTGAAGATACTAGATGCGGTGGTCGCATCCTTTTTGTTAAGGCCAGCCTCACGCAAAGCCCGTTCCAAAACTCGTGGATTCACATTGCCTTCTGCGTCAAACGCTTCAAGTTTTTGAATCTCTGCATTGGGGTTATTTGGATACATCACAACAGATACTTCGCGCAAACCACCTTTAGTGATTTGGAAATATGCCTCGTCGTCACCCATAGTGTCGGGGTTGAATTCTTCGCCAGTTGCATTAACGAACTTGGCTTCTTCTGCGTAAGCGCCAACAGAAACGCCGCCAAACATATTGGGGGATTCTTTTAGAACTTGGTACAGGTCATTGCCGCCAACAGTGTTCAAATACAAGCGGCCTTTTGCGGTCATGCCTGTATCGTCAAACTCGAAAGCAGTCCACTCGCCCATAGGCATACCCATGTCGTTATGGTTTAAAAACATCGGCAAAGGTTTGCCAGTTTCGGCAAATTCTGCTGCCCAATCTGCAAAGCCTTCGGGCTGATAGTTAAATTTGCGACCATCAGCGCCTTCACGCGCACCCCATGTTGTTACACGGGCTTCAAGTTGACCGCTTGGTTGGGCGGCCTCGTTTGCGCTTTGCGACAGGCTCACTTGCGCTTCGCAGACTAGATTCAGTTGTTTCATTTATCACCCCATTGTGAATTGATTGATTGTCGTCTTGTATCTTGTGGGGTTTCGTAATTGTCGGTAGTGTAACACTAGACGTTTTAATTTGTGAAGCAACAAATGCAAGCACTTTGTTAATTGCACTCATTAAGTAGTCCCAATATTCATCTTACTTTTTTGGTTTCCACCACCGCCACCTGTGTCCTGTGGACTTGTGCCAGAAATCGGCTTATCGCTTCCACCCCCACTTTGCACTAATTCGTCTGCCCCGTCAATATCTGGAATGTTTAAATATTGACGCGCTTCATTTGGCGTAAGAATACCTGCCTTAACACCAGCCGTTGCAAAGTTCATTTGGTCAAGCGGTGCGCCCTTCAAGAAATCCTTGGTGTCAAAACGAACCACCAAATTTGGGTAACCCTTGAGCAAATGCTGTTTTAACTTTTGTTCAATGTTAATGACCATTGGATACATAACGGTTTTATAGAACTCATCCAGCATCGTTTGCGTATTATTATATTTTTGGTCCGCAATACCAAGCATTGCAGGTGGCACACCAAATACGCCACAAATGCGTTTCATGGTTTGCTCTTTTAACTTGGCTGCGTCAGCATCCTGCAAGGTCAACATTTTGATTGATTCGTATGTCATACCTTGGTCAAGCAACATACCTTGACCAGCCTTGCTTGGGTCTGTTCCACGGCTCCCGGTCATTGCGTTCCAAGTTTCCTTGATACGAGCCGCAATTTCTTTGTACTTAGCGTCTGGAATAACTTGTTCAGTACGGAAAATGCCAGAAGGTTTTGCGCCGTTCTGCATAATGAAGTTGGCGTAAATATCAATGTCTTGGTCTAATGCGACCAATTCAGTTGCCAAGATACCTTTGTTGAAACCTGACGAACCTTGCCATGCGGCTTCTTTGCAGTGCATGACTTGGTAATA